CTAATGGGTGGATTTCTCGTATTGATACAGAGAAGGTGTTTTTAGCAAAAGGATTATGGAATGCAGACTTTATTGACGAATTGAGTCTATTCCCCGATGGTAGGCATGACGACCAAGTCGACGCAGTAAGTTTAGCATGGGAAATGACATATAAAAATAAACCTTTATTGATAGCATAATGGGCAAAATATTAAATAGTATCAAACGTGTTTTTGGAGTAAAACCAAATAGAAAGCACGGCTTTATGCACGTAGGAGGAGGTTGGACACCTGTTATAGAAGACAAATTCCGTGATTATAATTCATTTTTAGATGCAGGAACTGGAAGTGTTTGGTCGACATTTAGAGCATGTGACATTGTTGGAAATGCTGTTATGCAGACTGGATTCAATTTGATTAGGGAGTCAGATGGAAATGAGGTCGAAAATGATAGGACGGGGCTTGCTGATTTGATGGAAATGCCAAACTCAGTAGATACATTTGAGGATTTAATGTATTTATATGCACATCATATAAAGCTTACAGGTAATTTCTTTCTATTAAAGGATGAGATCAATCCAATCACAAAGGTGCCTGCTTCTCTATGGCCTCTAGTTCCTAGCAGGGTTACTATTGTGCCCTCTGAATCAGGGAGAGAAAGAGTTGTTGGATATACCTATAGAGTTGGACAGGATGAGATACCTCTTTCAGCGGATGATGTTATCCATTTCAAGCGTCCGAATGCTAATAACCCGTATTGGGGTTTAGGAGATATTCAAGCAGGTACTGGATTGTATAATGATTTCATCAATCGTGATCTACTAAATAATAATTTCATGAAGAATGGTGGATTGCCTTCTGGAGTGCTTGTGAATGAAGAATTTGAGGGTGACGAAGCTGAATGGGAAAGAGTGAAAGCTATTTGGGGTAATCAATACACTGGTAAAAAGAATCTTGGTAAGATCGCATGGCTTACAGGTAAATGGAATTTCATCAAGTTGGGAATGACTGCTGAGCAGATGCAGGCTATCGAAAAGGATAAGCAAAATGTAAGTCAAATATTCCTAAACCATGGAGTGCCATTGAGTATAGCAGGAATGGAGAAAGCAGCTAATTATGCTACAGCGAGACAAGATTATATTAATTTTAAGAGATTCACATGTTATCCATTGGCATTAAGTTTCTTCAGAAAGCTCAATAGAGAGTTAGTTAAGCACTTTGATGAGAATTACAAGGTAGATTTTGTAGTCAATGGATTAGTAGATGGAGAAGCTGTCGTTAGAGAGTATTTACCATTTTTGGATAGAGGAGTTATTACCCCAAATCAGCTAAGAGATCTAGCAGGATTACCTAAAGTTGATAATCCATTGCTTGATAGCTATTATATCAATACTCAGATTATACCTCTAGAGATGGTTGGGTTTGCTAATTCATTCGGTGACACACCTAATGAACTTATTGAGAACCAGCTTGAAAGTGCTGGAGGTGATCCTAACCGCCTTGCAAGTGAGGTCGCAGAAGATGCAGCTGATGAAGCTGCGGGTGAATTGGAGGAAAGATTGCTCAGTCTTAGAAAACCTAATGGTAGAAGACAATGGAACAGTCAGGGTTAATCACTCCAGTCAGAAGAGCATCAAAGCAAGATTTTTTAAAGTTAATCACAAGACGTATTCCGCCATCACGTTGGACTAAAACAACTAGTAAAAGCGAAAAAGTTGCTCTTCAGAGAGATGTTGTCAGGTTGCAAGCTGCTTTGAAAGCAGAAGCTATGGGCATACTACCTAGTGCATTTAAAAAAGTTCTAGAAGATCAGTTGCGAGTTTTTAGAGACACAGCACTTACTTTAGGGGTAAGAACAGGATTGAATCGCAAAGGATTAAAATCTGAACACTGGACAGCAGAAGAAATTTCCCTTGGGGCATTATTACTTGGAGCAGCAAGCACTGCTGCATTTGGTAGTGATCTTGCTCTTAGTAGAATGGCTAGACCAGTATATCAGAGCCTTATAGATCGATCTTATGCTCGCTCAAGGTATTTAATAGGTGAAGCTGATGGGTTAGTGAATCCGATGTTGGCAAATAGAAATGAAAAAATATTGAGGAAACTAAGAGATGTTCAGTCATCAACAAAAAGGATGGCTGATTTTAGAATTAGAAAAGTTATAGATTCTCCTAGTTTTATAGAAAGTAGTTGGGCAAATGGAGTAGCAGCAGTCACTGCATCTGTGTCGGAAAGAATAGTTTCGCCATCAAGATTAAATACTTTTGGCAGGACTGAGTCCTTTATTGCAGTAGACGAAGGCTTAAAAGAAGCGGTTAAGATATCAGATTCTATAACACATATGAGTGTGGTTGGCTGTCGAGCGGTAGAGCCAAATATTCCTACATACCAAGGTATGCCGACTTGCAATATCCAAAATGTGCCAATTACAGATGTAGATAGTGTAGAGTTTCATGTAAATCACACAGGAGCGTGGTTTCCATCTAGATTCGCTGTATGATTGACAAATATAAATAGTGCAAGCATTGTTTAGTATGATCGGCAAAAGAAAATTCTTAAAGGTAAAAAAGAAAGATGGCATGAAGGTGGATTCTGTGCCGTCATATATTCAAAGCAATGCTAGGAGAGGATTAGATCTTTTAGAATTCGCAGGTGATGGGTTGACTGATAAAACAAAAAGAGAAGCCCGATCTATGGCTAATGGTCAAGTTAGCGATAATAAAGCAGTAAGAATGGCGGCTTGGTTTGCAAGACATATCAGTGATTTGGATTCACCAAATGCTGATGCTTATCTAAGAGGAGATAGAGATAGACCGACAGCAGGACAAGTTGCATGGCTTCTTTGGGGTGGTGACTTGGGCAAAAGTAATAGGCTCAGAGCAATGAAATGGGCTGAACGTCAATCAAATGATGATGAAAAGCAGGTTTCTAATGCTGTAGAGACAGGATTGCGAAGGAAAGCTGAAGAGCATAATGAAAAGGTTGGGAATGCTAAAACCAAAAGAACTACTCTCAGAACACTTATTGCAGTGTTTGAAAGGGGTATAGGTGCTTATGAGACAAATCCTCAGTCAGTAAGACCAACTGTCACTTCAGCGGAGCAGTGGGCTTATGCTAGAGTTAATTCATTCTTGTATGCATTAAGGAATGGAAAATTTAGAAGTGGTAAGCATGACACCGATCTATTGCCAAAGGGACATCCACAATCAAGTAAAAGTGCAAGTATGAGTGCTCAAGTGATTGAGATTGATAACTCAGAGACATCTACAGTAGATTCTGCAATTACTCAGGTAATTAAAGGTATCAAGCCTTATCATGATGGTGAGGGTGATGATAGCGAAGATATGCAAGATGGATTGATAGAGAATCTCTATACTGAAGGTGGAGAATTAGTCTTAACAAGAACAGGTGAGGAATACGTTGGATATTATCATATTCATCCAGAAGGTGGACCTATGGTGGGTGCTAGACATACTGACCAGCCTCACGCGTATTTGACTTACATAAAATATCATGAGGATGAAAAGCCTTACCATCATGATGAAGAAGATGAAGATGAAGATGAAAAGATTGAATTATATAGAAGGTCTTTTATCAAAAATTGCTCAATCATGGATGATGATGAATGTGAGCATACAAAAATATTCAAGGCTTCTTTGCCTATAGAAAAGGAGTTATTAGAACCTATTTATAAAGGGGATAGGATTGTTGATTATAAAAACGTTATCTTCAAAGGATATGGGTCTACTAATGAAACAATCACTCAAGGTGATAGAATTGGAGATTATCTCAGAAGAGGAGCTTTTAAAGAAACAATCAAGGAGTTTAGAAAGAACCCCGTGATGTTAATAGATCATGAAAACTCCGTGCATAATATAGCAGGAAGTTATACAAGAGTTGAAGAGGATAAGAATGGTCTTTACCTAGAAGGCAAGATATCAGATGCTCCACACTTAGCTAATGTGCGTATGCTTGTAGCAGAAGGACATCTTCAAACGTTAAGTATTGGGGGTATGTTTTATTATGAAGATGATGGCAAGGCAATAAGCAAGGTAGATTTGATGGAAGTGTCATTGGTTGCAATTCCTATGAATCCCGATGCTAGGTTCAGACCAATGGGAGTCTAAGCAGTGCTTTTTACTAAATATTTC